TGAAGCCGTAGCAGAAGGAAGGAATAGAAGGCTTGACTTCGCAGAGTCTATGCTTGATAAGGCGATGCAAAACGAAAATATGAGTGCTATTATTTTTTTCCTAAAAACTCAAGGTAAATCAAGAGGCTATGTAGAACGTCAAGAGATATCCGGAGCAGATGGAACAAAACTTTTTGAGGTAACCATTGTAGATGGAACAGATCAAACTTAAAACGAATAAAGTCTTTAAACACTTAGAGACATCTAATGCTAAGATCATAGTTCAGCAGGGTGGCACTAGATCCGGGAAGACCTATAACATATTGATATGGATAATCTTCGCTTACTGCCAAAGGAATAATGGTAAGATTATAACTATTTGCCGTAAGTCTTTTCCTGCTTTAAGGGCAACCGTGATGCGTGACTTCTTTACCATACTCAGGGATTACGATATTTACTCTGAAGAATTCCATAGCAAGACATTACACGAGTATAAGATAAACGGAAACATAGTTGAATTTGTATCTCTTGATATGCCTCAAAAGATCCGAGGTAGAAAGCGAGATCTTCTTTTTGGTAATGAGGCAAACGAATTAAACTTTGAAGATTGGCAGCAACTTCTTTTCCGAACAAGCGAAAGGGTGATAATTGACTTTAACCCTTCAGAAGAATTCCATTGGATTTACGATCAAGTCCTAACCCGACCGGACGTTGACTTTTTTCAAACTACCTACAAAGACAACCCTTTTTTAGGTGACGTAATTAAGGCGGAGATCGAAAGACTACAGAACATAGATGAGAACTATTGGAGGGTTTACGGATTAGGTGAGAGGGGTCAGTCAAAGTCTTTGGTTTATTCCTATAGCACGATCAAAGAAATACCGAAGGAAGCAAAGCTAGTTAGTTATGGCCTTGACTTTGGATACTCAAGCGATCCAACTTCTTTAGTTCGTACGTATATTTTAGATGACAATATGTACGTAGACGAAGTGCTATACAGAACAGGAATGACTAACCAAGATATTGCTAACGAAATGAAAGCACTTGGACTTGACAGAAGTAACGAAGTATTTGCGGATAGTGCAGAGCCAAAGTCAATCGAAGAGATCTACCGAATGGGATGGAACGTCAAGCCAACGATTAAAGGATCGGTTAACTTGGGCATAGACATTATTCGAAGATACAAGCTACACGCTACAGAAAGTAGCTTTAACCTAATTAAGGAGCTACGCAATTACAAGTACATTGAAGATAAAAACGGACAGGTTACAAATAAACCGGTTGACAACTTTAATCACGCTTTAGATGCGTTACGATATTCGGTAGTAAACAAGATTTCGGCAAGCCATCTTGGCCGTTACTCTTTCCGATAGAAACATCAAACCAATTAAATATATTTAAAGCCATGTGGGACAAATTATCAGTCGGGCAGTTTATTACCTTGTACGATATCGATGCAAGCTCAAATCTAAATCTTATCGAGAAGCAGCAGAAAATGTTAGCGGTTATCGATGGCAAGAATGAGGATGATTACGATGATTATAAGTACCGAGATCTAATGAGGGAGTACGGGGAAAAGCTATCTTTTTTTAATAGCATACCCGAAACCAAACCTGTAGACTATTTGCAGGTAGGCGAAAACAGATACAAGTTCTGTTATGAGTTACACGAGATTACTGCCGGGCAGTACATTGATATTACCTCCTTTAGCGGAGAGATTATGCAGATAAATAAAATTGCTGCTTGCTTCTTTCTTCCTATGGAAGGTGACAAGTACAAAGGATACGGGGTAGTACCTCATGATATTGTAGCAGAAGATTTGCTATCAGCTAATTTCTTAGAGGTATACGGATGCATGCTTTTTTTTTGTCAACTATTCAACGAATTAATAAGCAGTACCATAACCTCCTCAATAAAGAACACGGATCTAGCGGAGAAAGCAGCCCGTTTATGGAGCGTTGGGGCTGGGTATACAGCACAAAAGAGGTCGCAGACTTTAACAATATAACGCTTAACGATGCCTACGAATTACGGGTAATCGAGTATCTAAACACGCTTGCATATTTAAAGGATTATAACAAACACAAAGATTTAGAATATAAGAAATGGTCGTTGCAAACCAAGCTAAGGTAGACGGGTTATTTAACATCGGTGGCACAAAACTTAAGAGTAATCAATACATTTTAGATGTAGAGAAAATTCTTGTTACGAACATTAAGGAGGCGATGCTTAAGTTCGGTGGCAGCATAGTAAATAACCTTGAAGAATTTGCACCCGAATCTTCCGGGGCTTTAAAATCTTCATTCGATGTTATAGGGGTAAAGGAAACCAAGACAGGATACAGGCTTGAAATTAGCGTTGGCAAATATTATTCGGACTATATTGACAAAGGTGTTAAGGGTGTAAAAAATAAGCGAAAGACATATCCAAACGCTGAAGGGGTATTCTATAAGTTTAAGAACTATGGAATGCCTATTGAAGCTCTAAGAAGTTTAGCAGGTTGGGTGAAAAGAAAGAATATAGAGTTAGAAGCAACTGCCTTAATTAACAATCAAAAGGTACCAGACGAAATTGATGCAACCACAAGAACTATTGCATATTTCATAAAAAAGAATGGAATCGAAGGAAGGCAATTTATTAAGAGATCAATTGACAAAGCAACACCTGATTTTAATGTCGATCTTAAAACCATAGGAACAGATACACTTATTTTAAGAATAGCAAAATGATAACCCTTGTAGAACCTAGTATAAATATTCTTCCTGCATTCAATCGGATTAACTATACGATTAGTAGCACTAATGCAAACCTGCCGGGCTTTAAATACGTGGTTAAGGTTTATAACTCTGCAAACGAATTAATTACTCAGGCTTTTTACGATTCCCCTGCAAATCCTGCGGACTCAGTTGAGTTTGATGTAAGCAAGTTTGTATCCGTAAACTTTAGCTATGAAAGCGGATTTTATCAGGTAGCTACTTCCGCAAGCAATACGAATATAATAAAGGGTTTTTATCTTAAGTGCTACGAATACTATGAGGTCGCCGGGGTCTATCAAATAGTAACTGCTTCAGAGGTAGTAAGCTCAACTAAATATTCCTTTGCCGGATCTTTTCCATTACTAGAAGAAAATAATTGGACAAGTGATATTGCAAAATATACCGGGGCAAGCAATACTAATTATCTACCCTTGACAGATTGGTCTATAATTAAAGCTAGGGAAACTGATCAACAGATATTTGGCTTTATTAATACCGGGCTTTTAGTAAATGTCGAGCTTTTAGTGACCTATAATAATGCGACAACTCAGACGTATTATATTACACCTTCAGCTATCGCGGTCAATCCTAGCGTTACTTATATTCAGGTAACTGCAATGACATATGGAGCTAACGTAAATAACATTCAGCTATTTACAAATTGGAATAACGGAAGTGCAAGGCGAGCAAAGTTTGCTACTATCTATACTCAAGAATGCGGACGTTTTGATCCTATGCGTTTAGCTTACCTAAACAAATATGGGGCTTATGATTTCTTTAACTTTGATCTAGTAAGCAAGACCACCTTTGACGTAGAACGAAAGGGATACGAACGCAACTATAGTGGTAGCATTTATGAAGCTAATGGAATAGTGGTTAAAAACATTAACCCTATTTACTACACAAAAGAAACGCAAAAGTGGAAGATCATAAGCGATTATTTAAATGATAGTCAAGCCGAGATCCTTCGGGATTTATATTCATCCCCTTTGGTTTACATGAATTTAGTAAACGATAACTACATTAACTTTTCTTGGATACCTACGAAGCCTACTGCGACCTCATACGAGGTTAAAAAGACTGCGGTCGATAAAGTATTTAACATTGAATTAGAACTCGAATTTGGGCTTATAAACAACCGACAAGTAATATGAGCGCAAGACTATTCGTAGAAGGATTTGAAGCGGACACGCTAGGGGATATCGATGTTGAGTTCACATTCTCTGTCGCCGACATTAGCGATATCGAGAGAAGGAACACTTCTTTTTCCAAGACTTTAACCCTTCCATCTACTTCAAGAAATCAGCAGCTATTTGGAAACATCTTTGATATATCCGTAAGTAATGATATTATACCGGGAGCCAATATTGGGCAGAACTTTAACCCGGCGAAGCAGGCGAAAGCTCAAATATTCTTGGATAATGTAAAGATCTTTGACGGGGTTTTAAGAATGTCAAAGATTAATAACAAAGAAGGGGAAATATTGTATGAGGTTAATATGTTCGGTAGGCTTCGGGATATTCTCGATGCTCTTGGAGATCTTACCCTTGCAGATTTAGATTTCGATGACTATGACCATACTTATAATCAGGCAAACATAGAAGCAAGTTGGTCTAGAACTGAATGGGTAGAAGGAGCACAGAACTATGTTTACCCTTTGGTGGATTACGGGTATAGCACAGACAATGGAATAACCTACTCATTAAAAAACTTTAAGCCGGCAGTATTTGTGACCGAGATATTAAAGAGAATATTTGAGGAGGCAGAATTTGTTATTACTGCACCGATCTTTGAATCCTTCTTTTTTAGAAAGCTAATTTTATTGACGGCCGAAAAGAATATCACTAGGGAAGTTCTAAACCTTTTAGATCAGAGAACAAACCTTCTGATTCAGAACGTAACTGCTACACCTAGCTTTTCACAACTTTTAGTTTTTAATAGCGTGTCTGCACCTAGCTTTACGATTAGTAATGGAGGCACTAAATTTACTTACAATAAAACTCAGGGTTTAAATACAGGGCTTAACTTTAATGTAAGCCTCAGCTTAACTTCTTTAGAAACCTTTACAAAGAATCAGTGGACTATAATCGTTTTAAAAAATGGGTCTCAAATTTTGTCTGAAACCGAGTTAGTAACTATCGTACCATTAGGAGGAACATATACTTACAATTTTGCACTTAGCGGAGGGGTAACCCTTGCATTAGGTGATTACTTTGAGGTAAGGCTAACCGGTCAAGCTATTGGAGGAGGCGGTTATAATCTTAACATTCAGAATAGGGTAACAATAGCACCGGGAGGAGCGTTAAAAATTGGTAGTTCAATACCTGTGGCAGTCGATGTGGTGGAGGGTGACACGATGAAGATTAATTACACGATGCCAAAGTCAATGAAGCAGAGGGACTTTCTTAAGTCGATTATCTCAATGTATAATTTATACATTACTCAAGATCGATTACAGACGAACGTATTAGAGATTATCCCTTACAATGAGTTTTTTAAAGCCTTTAAAAATGAGGCTTTGGATTGGAGTGATAAACTAGATTACTCTCAGGATATTAGCATCACTCCTTTGAGCGAACTAAGTGCAAAGGAATACCGGTTAATGTTTGACGATGATAGCGATTATTGGAGTCAAAGCTATAAGACGAAATTTAATCGAGGATATGGGGAAAGCAGGACTATAACACCAAACGATTTTATCTTGGACACTAAATCGGTAAAGGTAGTATTTGCACCTCCGGTAATGAGAGAAGAGGTAGCCGGTAGAATAATGGTACACCTTTATAAAGTTGAAAACAACGTAAAGATTCCGGATAACTTTAAGCCAAGAATAGTATTCTTTGCTCCTCAAACTCCTTGTCCAACGTCTTGGAAGATTCAGTATGCATCGGGATTAGTTACGTATAATTCCTATCCTTATGCAGGTCATATCAATAGCACTAGCGAGCCGGTATTCGATCAGCTATTTTCTTATCCAAATGAGGTTTACTTTTCTGTAGGATCATACCCTGAAAACACTAACCTTTATACTACCTACTATGATCAATTAATTAGCTCAATAGGTGACAGAAATAGTAGACTTTTAGAAGGATATTTCTACTTGACTCCAACTGATATTTCTAATCTTGATTTTCGTAAGATCATTAAAGTTGAAAATCACTTCTATCAGCTACAGAAGGTAGATAAATACAATCCAATAGCAAACGGATTAAGTTACGTTTCTCTATTCAAGATTCTTGGCGAGCTTCAGCCTGAAGACTATGACTATATCCTTTTAGAGAATGACTTCTATATGTTACAAGAAAACGGGGTAAGCAAGTTTTATATTTAATCGATATGGCAGACAAACGAATAAGTCAATTAGTAGATCGGGGTACAATTGCAAATAATGATGTTGTACCTATCGTAGTTAGTGGAGCAGTTACAACTAATAAAGCTACGATATCAAGCATTCAAACCTTTATGCAGGGTAACTTAGATTTAGGAGTTACTTCCGTAGGTCTTTCTATGCCTTCTGCTTTTGTAGTGTCTAATAGCCCTGTAACTGCAAGCGGAAATATAAGCGTAACCGGAGCAGGAACTGTCTCACAATATATCAGAGGTGATGGTAGCCTAGCAGACTTCCCTCAAGGAGGTGGTGGAGGCGGTTCTTCAGTTAACTACTACCTAAATGGATCAGTATCTCAGGGTACTATCGGAGGGATTGCCTATACTGAATTGAGCAAAGTTCCTATTTTAGGAACAGGCACAGACTTCACTATTAATGCTGATGGATATATAGCTTCCTTCATTACAGATGCAGGAGATCCTAGCCTACTACAAATCCCAGGAGGCAATTGGAATTTTGAAACATACTTCCAAGCATCTTCAGGGGGTGGAACACCTACCTTCTATGTAGAACTTTATAAGGTAGATTCAGGCGGTACGGCTACCTTGATTGCATCAAGTTCAGGAAGTCCTGAGTTGATTGCCTTCGGTACAAATATCACCCCATACTTCTCTAGCCTTGCAGTACCTACTACTACTCTAGCCCTTACAGATAGGCTTGCTATCCGTTACTATGTAGCACACTCAGGAAGGACTATAACCCTCCATACGGAGAACAACACACTTTGCCAAATCATAACTACATTCACAACAGGCTTAACTGCCTTGAATGGATTAACTGCGCAGGTACAGAATTTTGCAACAGGGACTAGTGGATCTGATTTCAATATCTCAAGTGCAAGTACTACCCATACCTTCAACCTACCTACGGCTACTTCTACTATTAGGGGTGCTTTGAGTAGTACTGATTGGTCTACTTTTAACGGGAAGCAGGCAGCTTTGAATGGAACAGGATTTGTCAAGATAAGCGGTACTACTATAAGCTATGACAATTCAACCTACTTAACTACAGGGACTGCTGCTTCTACTTACCTTCCCCTAGCAGGTGGTACTTTGACAGGTGGTTTAAATGGTACTAGTGCTAATTTTTCGGGTAGTGTAGGAATAGGTACAAACACACCTGAAGGATCAGGTTTGACAGTTGCAAGTGGAGGGATATTAGTTAGTCTTGATCCAGGTGCTAATAGAAAAGTATTAGAACTTTATGCTACAAGTACGGGGGCAAAAGTATCTTCATCCTATGTCGGTGCTTCATCTTATGGTAATTTAGAATTATTGACTTCAGGATTGGCAAGGCTCACCCTAGCCTCCACAGGCGCAGCTACCTTCTCAAGTAGCGTGGGAATCGGTACTAGTCCAAGTGCATTACTGCATTTAAGAAATGGAAATACAGAAGATGTTTCAGGGTCTATTATCCGAATGGACTTATCGGGAATTAATCCTTATTGGGAAATTCAAGCAAGAAATGGAGTAAATGGTGCTAATAGAAAACTAGGATTTTTCACTAGTGTAACTAGTAGCGATGTTATGACTTTGACTCAAGCAGGCAATGTAGGCATCGGCACGACTAGTCCTGCAAGTTTTAGCAGATTAGAGGTAGCAGGTACAGCAGGAGCGCAAACAGACGCAGCGCAACAAGTAGTTATTTCAGCACCTACTACAACAGTTGGTAGTGGAGCAGGTTTAAGATTTAATGCTGCAAGTGGTGCTAAGGAAGCCGTAGGTATTGTGGGAATGGTGAATGAGGCGAGTGGAAACCTTGGCGCTATGACTTTTCACACTTATGGGGGTGGAGCAAATATTCCCGAACGAATGCGCATCACTTCGGGGGGGTACTTGAAGGCTACTAGTGATGGGACTTATGTAGCATCTGGAAGTAACTTTCATGAATTGACTGCTACTGCAAATGGAACAGATTTGTTATTGTTAAGACATAAGGGTACAGATCCTTATGGTTTAGAAATTCAATTTACTGGAGCAACTCCAAATAATGGAACAAACTGGTTTCAATATTTTCAAGATGCCTCTGCTGCAAGATTTATAGTTCGTTCAAACGGAGGTCTACAAAACTATCAAGCAAATGATGGAAACCTTTCAGATGAAAGAACAAAGAAAGACATTGAGCCTCTTGAATCTTATTGGGATAAATTTAAGGCTATTGAGATAGTTAAATTCAAGTACAAAGATCAAACTCATGATGACTTTAATATCGGAGTAATTGCTCAACAAGTTGAAGCGGTAGCACCTGAATTTGTAGATGTAGATGGATGGGGTAAGCCTGAACTAGATGAAGAAGGTAATGAGATAGTAAGCGAAGAAGAGCCTTTAAAATCTATATATACCGCTGACCTTTATCATGCTACTATCAAAGTACTACAGGAAGCAATGGCAAAAATAGAAAAACTAGAAGCAGAAATAGATTCACTTAAAAACCAAATCAAATGAAAGTAACGCTTAACGAAGAACAAATCAAAATGCTAGAAGCATGGGCGCAAGAACTGCCTACAAAGTACGGGATGTCCTTCATCCAATTCCTAGCACAGCAAGTGCAGGAGCAGAACCCGAAGGAAGAAGCAGAATAAAACATGGGGAATCAATAGATTCCCCTAACCTTTAAAAACCCACACCAATGGCTGAAGAAAATAAGATCATTTT